CTCTGGTAGTTCAGGAGCAGCGGGTGCGCCAGCCCCGCCGTAGTCTTGTGTAGGAACTATTTCCGAACTGGCCCTGTCTTCATCATCCAGAAAGCGAACCTTTGTCGGCGCATCGTCTAAGAAATTGAGTGCCATAGGTCATTCGAGAATTGCGCGTGCTGGTTTTCCTGTTCTTGGGTTGATTACGAGTATCTGGTCGCCCTTCTTCCGCCCTGCTTTTAGCGCAGCGGCCTCATCGGGATAAACGGTGTCATCTTTTGATCCGTCGCCAAGTTCGACTATCAGGGCATCGTATTCTTCCGTGAGTGCCTTTGCTTTATTTTCCTGCTCAATAGCAGCGGCCTCTAGCTCTTTTGATTTTTTAGGGGTTGTGCCTTTCATTGAAGCGCGAATCTTTCGTGCCTCACGGGTAAATCCGTCAATGTCGTCCTCCAGCTTGTTGAGTCGTCTCTTTTGTATATCGCTAATCTGCTTTTCAGGGGGTGTAGTCACTAGCTTCTGTCGCCACCCGCCAGATGCCATTTTATCAAGTCGAACAATCTCCCCGTCCTCGCGCTCGTATTTGCCGCCACCGATTGATGTCAGCCCTACCTGAGCTTCTTCCAGCGTTGCGTGCGTGCGATCAAATGCGTCAGCCTTGGCTTGCGCGGCCATCTTCGCCCGAACCGCCATGTCCTCTTGCCGATCTTCCTGCATCGCTGCCCTGCCGTCAGCCCCGATCATGCTCGCCGCGATGGCTTGCCGCTGCTTTGCGTTAGTGGTGATGCCCGATCCCCCCTCAATATCTGCAATCGTGTTTGCGATCTTTTGTGCGCGACTCAGCGTGCGCGGAACTTGTATTTCTTCCGGCGTCATTGACGCCATTTCCGGCACCGCCTGCTCAAGCTGTTGCTGTCCATAGCCGATACCGATGCTTTGCGGCTCTAGGNTGGATGTTGGTGTTTTATTCAGTTGCGTTTGCCCTAGCCCAATGGGTTCAGAATAGACCGATTTCGTTTCAGTCTCCGGCACGCGAGTAACGGGTGCGAGTGGACTTTCATCCGCGCCATATCTCAGCTTTGCAATCGCCATTTGGTTTGCATCCCGGCGCAACTGATTTTTCTCAGACATAGCAAGGCGCGCATCCGCCCGCGCATCCTGCCGCTCGCTCATCGCAATCGCGTGCTGCTGGTTTTTCCACTGCAAATGCTGCTGGTTTTGCGCCTGCATCATCTGCTGTGCTTGCGGCGTCTGCATGGCAAACGGATGCCTTGCGCCAAGCCCAATTAGCTGTTGCTGATAGTCGGGCGATTCAGGCGACAACTGAGACATTTGCTGCCCCAAGCTGGAAAGCTCTTTCATCGTCGTCACGGTCTTTAAGCCGACCTCAATCATTTGCCCGGCTTGCGCCAGCGAATTGACAAGGCGATCCCCGTAACGCTCGCTCATGGCGAGTTGCGCTTGTGCTACTCCCGGTTCAAATCCTAGTGGCATATTATGAAGTGATCAACTGTCTGGTATTTTTGTCGTATTGAGCGTAATCATTCGCCCCGTAATTCGTCTTGTTGTTCTGTTGCGCCTGTTGCATCTGCGCGTAAGTGCTCATCAAGCCCGCCACGGTGTTGCTGGCCCCCTGCACGGCCTGCCCCTGTGCGAGAGCCGATTGCTGTTGGTTGTTGATCATCGCCTGCCCAACGGCGTTCTCAAATCCAGCGTTCATTTGATTCGTCTGATTGATCGCGTTCGCGTTGAACTGCATCCCGTTCATCGCCAATGCCGGGTTCATAAATTGGCTGCTGACATCAAACAAGCCCGGCGTCATGCCAACTGCCGCCTGATTTGCTCCCTGTGCAAACTGTGTGCCCCACTTGCTCAAGTCGAGTGACGCCAGCCCAAGGTTGCGAAGGTTCAATCCGCCCAAGGCAGTGCCGCCACCACCCGCGCCCTGACTCATGCCAAAGCCGCCTTGGATGCCGCGCTGCGCTGCCGCTCTGCCGATGTTGCCAACTACGTCACTTGGCAGTTCGCCACGGGCAAAGCTGGCGGCATTGCGCCCGATGAGTTCTTGGTTCTGTTTGAAGTAAGGCTGAAACTTCTCGTAGCCTTTCATCGCCTGATTCTGATTGAACCGATTGACGTTGTTCGCCAAGAACATGGCCGCTGGCGTGTTTGCCTGATTCGCTTTCGTGGCAAACCGTGCTGCGTTCTGCCAGTCCGCAAGCTCCGGGTCATCCAGCTTGCCCTTCTTGGCGAGTGCCGCCATGCCGGATTGCGCCGCTTTCGAGGATTTCGATGATTCATTTGCTGCGTATGCAGCCCCGCCTGCTGCAATGACGGCCCCGGCGATGATAGCGCCCATTTAAACTTCCTCCTTCACATTATTATTTTGTTTCATCACTTGAAAAAACAACGCCGTCCAAGGTTCCAGCCTTGCCTGAACAAACAGACTCGGCGCGAGATTCGGCGGCATCCCCAATGCAATGGCGACGGCTGCGGTATAGCAGGCTGGATTCGGATGCAGGTCTTTGCCTTGAAGCAGAAGCGCGCTCTGTTGCTTCTCGATTTGCTTGATGATTTCCGGCCATCCCGCTTCCAATGCTTCATGCACCTTAACGAAAACGGGGTCGGCTTTGCCTTTGATGAAGCTGTTGCCAAATCCTGCTACCCTGTCCGGCTCCTGTGATTCACCCGCAAGCACGCGATACGCCTCCACAACAGGCCCGTGAACGTCTCCAAGCGTGGCGAGTGCGGCGATGTAGCTCTTTACGAGGTCGCGGCTACCAAACGCCGCCTGCTGCAATGCCATCGTCGAACAGTTCTCGCGGAACACGCATTGCGCGTGCGCGTGATAAAGCGCGCCGACAAGTCGCATTTCCGGCTCCGTCAGTGTTTGATTATCGTCCCAAAACTTGTGCATGAAATAGTTCCTTTCGTTGTTCGATGTGTAGGCTGTGCATTTTCGTCAAATGTTCAGGCGGCAGATGTTCGCCGGGGCACGCCCATTCCCACAGCTTTCTCATCCCGCCCAATGTCGTCAGTTCCTCGCAGTCCATCACTTTCGGCTCTGCCAGTTGCAAGTAATCCGATGCGCGGCTTTCCAGAATCTCGTAGCCAGCATCCATGCGGGATGGATCAACGCCCGCAACCTTGGCAAGCGCGGCCTTGGATGATTCAGCGGGACGACGAATGTAAATGAAGTTCGCTTCCGGCATCATCAAGTGTAATGACCGCCAGATTGTCAAAGACCCCGGACACGCGATGCCGCTGAACTGCGCGGGTTGTCTGCGGATGGACGAAACAATGTCCTCCACGGGGCGCGTAGGCGCATACACTTCATGCTGACAAAACACGTTGCCAACTGTCAGGAAACAGGAAATCCAGCCCGTCATTGAACGGGGCAGCGCGAGAATGATGAATGGTTTTAGCTCCATGACTTGTAGTTCCCCGCTAAGGACGGATTGGCGAAATTACTGCGGAAAGTGACCTGCTTCACGTTACCCGCGCTGTCGGCATCCCGCATCTGCGCTTTCAGTTCATCGAGTGCCTGATTCATCCATGCGGTGTATTGCTCCAAGTCGCGCCGACGAAGTGCCGCGATAGCAGAGCACGCGGACATGAGCGCGAGCGGGTCGTTATAGGGAATCAGTTGATTCACGCTATCCACTTTGATGTAGCGCGTCTTGCCCAAGATGCGGGCGATGTTGCAGCCCCAAAACATTCGTGGCAGTTCCTTGCGCCGGAATAGCCCTTCCTCTGTGTCCGGCAGATACGAACAGAAGTTGAACCGTTGCCCATCGTCGTATTGCAGTTGAAGTAAGACAGGCCCAGTTGTCTTTGGCTTCTTGAAATACGTCACGTCATACGCAACTGACTCCATCGTGACTGGCATCGCGTCCCGTTTCAACACCAGAGTTTCGCGCACAGGAACGCCGTGCTCATTGGTGACTTCGATGAGCACTTCCTTGCCCGCGTCCGCGTCCTCTGTCGCCACCAGCGCAATTCGGATTCCGCGTGTCTTTGGCAGGTATTGCGGGATGTAGAAGTCGCCCAAGTCGCGGCACTCGAATACGCCGCATCCGCCGTAGTTGCCGCCAGTGGCAACCTTTCCGATGTAGAACTCGCTCCGCTGACGAAGCGGCAAGCCGTTGATGCCGATTTGCCGAGCCTCCCGGCAATCCTGCGGGAGCGCGAAACATCCGCTGTTCACCGGCACATACCACTCGAAAAGCGTGCCCTCGCTGTCAATCCGCTTGTGCAACGCGAAACACGCCTTGTCCAAGAAATCGAGGATGACTTTGATCCCGTCCTCGGTAGTAGGACACACGCCGCTGTCCAATACCATCGGCGCAACGTCCGCGAGAATGTCATTAACGATGGTGCGCTGTGTTTTCACCGTGTTAGAGAACGAACGAGATATGAAAAAGCGAAGTTTTTGCCAGTGGGAATATCTTCGATACCAAGGGTGCATCCGCCAACTTCGCGAGTTCCTGTGATAACACGAAAGTTTGGCTTGTTTGCGCCAAGGTTTCCCGTATCTCCGTAGAACGTGCCGATCACCATGTAGTTTGTATCGGGCATATCTGGTTCCCAAGAAATTGGCAACGATTGGAATGTGCCGGGCGCAAGCGGAATTGGGGCGAGACTGCTTCGCAACGATGGCTGCGCGGCCTGCGCCTGCCGTGCCGTCGCCAGCGCGATTGCGGATTGCTCCAGCGCCTGATACGCGATTTGGTTTTGCGAGGATGTATCCAGTTCGTTCGTGGTCGAGTTGACGGAAAGAAACTGAGATAGAACTTGGCCGAGTTGGTTCAGGTCGCCGGGCACGCACGAAAGGTCAGGGGGTGCGTCCGTCCAACTTAGATTTGCAACAATTTGAGTATTCGTGGGCATTTTAGAAGAACGTAATGTTCGTGTATATTGATCTTATTGAGTTGTCAACTTATGTAGGGGAAAATCTCAGGCCAAGTGTATGCTCCGTTGATATTGCAACCGATCTGGAGTTGTATGCGCGCACTTCCCGGCCCGCTGTCCACGTAGATGTGCGTCAACGGATCATACGTGCCATCGGCGTATTCGAGCACTTGGGTTATGACGAGTGTTCCCGTTTCGTCCACGTTGCCTCCCGCGATCTCTGTGTCTGTCAGCACATTCACGATGCGGATGGGCAATAGCTCGCTACCAGAGTATTCTCCTGCTGCAAAGAACCCGCTGAAATCGATCCAATCACCGCTCTCTACGAAGGAATCGGAGAGAACTTGGGTAACGCACTCCGGGCAATTCAGTATAGCGTTAGCCGCCGTATTAGCCGCTGCCAGTGCCGCGTTGTCCGCCGCAAGCTGGCTCACCACGGATGTTGCGGTTGCTTGTTCAATCACGCAAATCGTCTGGTCTTGCGGGCAACAGACACGGGCTGTGCGCGTGGCAATCCATCCGTAAATCGGGTTGCCATTGGCATCCGTGCCAATTCGCACCTTTCCATTCGGCGGTTCCTCTGGCGTAAATGGAACCTCATTATTGGTTCCCGGAGGCGCGATGTTGTAGCCGTAATCGTTAATCGAAGGGCAGCAATCAATCGGGTCGCAGTTATTGCCAAGGCACTCCGCGATCTGGCCATCTGGACGCACTTCAAAGCGGATGTTCAGTCTGTCCACCGTGAAACTGCCGATGCCGCTAACTTTGACCTGACAATGATGCCAGACATTTGCGGGCTGACTTGAGCCGGGCACGCACTTGTTGGATGGGACTTGCTGCAAATACTTCCGCGCCCATTGCGCCGATGCCGTCATGGGTCTATCGGGGGCTTCCTCGCACGTCTTGCGTGTGGCGCAATCGCATCCCGGTTCTCCGTCATCTACGAATATCCAGCAAGGCGATCCATCTGGCCGATACTCTACTGTGAACTTGGATGCACCGCGAATCGTCGAAAGCTCAATCACGCCGCCGTTGATAATCTTGGGCGCAAAAGCATTGGTGACTTCCTCCACGTTGCCAAACATCGAGGTCGTGTAAAAGCTATCGATTTTGCGTGGTTGCCCGTCAAAGAAATCGTCCCGATCCGAAAGCGTGAACTCGTAAAGCCGATTCCTACCGTCCCTGTCATACGAGAACGCGAAGCAACGGTTGGCGTTGCCGATAAAGCCCTGCGCGAACGCCCACGGCCTTACACCCGTCCAAAGTCCGTGCCAAACGGGTTCTCCGTCCCTTCCTGCGCGACTCATTGGATCGGCGTCGAATGTCACGACGCCCCGGCAATAGCGGTGCTTTCCAAAGCTGCCATTGTTCGGGCTGGAAATCAGCGGCGACGAACCGCACATCACCATGTTCTGCCAACTCGTCATTTGCGAGAACTCCAAATAATCCTTCCTATCAGGCTCTAGCCAGTAATTGACCTCGTTGGAAATAGGCGTTTGATTCCATCGCTGCGAATACTCGATGCGCGAGTTGCGATAGCTGGAAACGCCAGCTTGCGAACGGTAAAACATATCGCCGTTCAATCCCGCAAATGCGTGTGAAGATGAAAGCCCGGTGCCGATAAGTGCCACACGCTGCACCGATGTATTGATCCATTGCTCTCGCGGTTGCGACAAATCGAGCGACGTGAAGCCGTTCGTGCAACCTACTACCAATTCGTTTTGCCCTGTGCCCGTGTCCAGAAACGGCATCGCGTAAAGGCCCATAATGTCGCCCAAGAAAACAGGGGTGCCAAAGTTGCCGCCCTCTGCCCAATAAGTTCGCTCCGTGAAGCTCAAAATATCATCGGGCTTTGTCAAGGTGCCGCCGTAAGCAATGTCTCCAACGTAGATGCTGTTCTTGCCGTCCGCGCTCGCCACCACAAATCTGCCGTGAATGAAAGCCATGACGCTGCCCACTGGCATTTCGTCCTTGGCTAAGTTGGATCGTCTTGGCGGATTCACGCCATCCCAAAACAGCGGCGGATGGATGCCGTCTTGAATCGCCAACCATTGAAAGCCCTGCGCGAACCAAGTGTGCATGAACTGGCGCGAGTTGCCGTCATACAGTTTTTTGACGATGCCGCGTCGCCCGTTCACTTCAATGGTGAAGATGCGGCCACCGATACTTGCCACCAGCTTGGACGTGAGGTAGGACGGATAACCGTTGTAGAATGTAGCTCCCTGCCCGTTTGCGCCCTGAAACCACACCCGCTCATCGTCATTCTCGAACTCTAGCTCTATGTTCTGAATCGAGGGGCGTGTGCGGTTGTAATCCTCGCGGAAGAAGCGGTTGACTGCCTGATGCGCGTATGTGGCAGGAACAGAGTCCGGCGATCCGCCAAAGACCCCTCTTAGTTGTTGGTGCCCATCATAGTAATTGGGCATAGGTTCACGCGCCTAGACGGGTTAAATTACAGCGAACTTCATACACCTTGGATGATGCGCTTGTGTTCGATCCAAGGACAAGCTGGATGGTGTCGCCAACGGCGTATCTCCGCATTTCCTGCCCCCAAAGACTGACAACATTCTGATACGATCCGCGCTGCGCGTTGTTGTTCGACGCATTGCCTGAGTTCACAATAATTCCATTCACCGAAAGCGCGATGTTTGGCTTTCCGTTATTGGATTCGCTTGCGAGCGTATTTACAACCATCCCGCCAAAATCTGCCACATAGGTTCCGGCAATAAGACAGGTGAGCGTGACTGAATTGGTGACAGCAAACAGTCCCGCGACATTTCCAGCGGTTGTCGTGCTGTCGAACAGAAGATTCCCGATAATCAGTGGATTGCCAGAAACCGCACTGACATTCGGCGTATTTCCCGTAGGAGCAGGAGAAACCGCCGCCTCATAAAACGCGGCACACTGCGATCCCGTGTTAGCGATTGTGCCTTTGATCAACTGATTGCTGGCGTTCAATCCAACGATGCTTGTCAGCGTGCCCGTCGCAAGCCCCGTAGCCGTCACCGTGCCCGTGATATTCACATCGGCGGCGTTCAGTGTCGTGATGACGTTTGCGACGCCAACCGTGAGCGGATCAGGCACGGTGGCGGCTGGCAACGCGCCAAAGCTCAACTGCCCCGCCGCGTTCGTGGACATATACAGATTCGCAACGGCTGGCCCCGTGAGCGTCCGCATGATGTTGTCGCTGCCCTGAACCACCAAGTTCCCGAAAGCCGTTGTCTGCGCCGCCGTGAAATTGCTCAGTGGAACCACTGGCTCAGTCGTGAAGCCAATAAGCCATCCGCCGCTGCCAGTGGCGCGTGCTACCAGATAGCCGCCGTCACCGGGCAAGATTCGACGCTCGCAGAACTGACTATCCAGCCCCGTTAAATGGCGCAAAGTCGTGGCTGAACCGGGATCGGTGCAGGCAGCTTGGAAAACGACGTTTGCTGGCGAGCAGGGTGAGCAGGAGTCAGACATAGTGTTAGGTTGCTGGCAGTTTGACCGCTTTCAAATCTTCAATGAGTGTGCCGACAATCTGAGCGAGTTGCGGAAGCGTTACCGTGGCTGTATCGCAGGTTCTCAGTGTTGCCGGATTTGCAAATGTCGTGTAGCCCGTCTGCGTGTAGCCCGTGCTGATAAAGTTACTCAGCGGGCGGCTCGTAGGATAGCCCGCCGTTCCTGATGTCCCTAATACGCTGTTGGCTGGAACAGAGATTGTGTCAATCTTGATAAATGAAAAACTGCTAAAGTCGAGAATCGAACCCGCCTGAAAGCCTAGCTTGGCAGTATTGACGAAAAAAACATCATCGGCAAACGACAGCGTTCCGTAAAAGTCCATGCTTCCCGCAGACACATCAATATCCACGGGGTTGCCCGTAAAAACATTGGGCGCACCATCGGCAAGCATCGGTGCCCATTGTCCCGCTACGGTGGAATAGGCCACGTAGGGTTGCAAGGTATCCGACTGATACCCAAACTGCCCCTTAAACGCAGGCACCGCCGCCGCCCTTGCTACGGCATCGGCAAACACCACTGTCGCCAGTTGTGTCGCATTGACGTAAGCCATGTTCGCGGGCGTGATGGCGAGGCTGGTGGATGCCCCTGCGAGTGCTTCCGCGTTCGTTGCTATCTCAATGAGTCCCGCGAAGCTGCTAGTGGCTCCAATCGCCGCCAAGTTGAGTGGCGTGAGAATCTTATTATCAAGTGCCTTGCCCTGTGCCTCTGCATCCGTAGCAGTTTCAAGCACGCCGCGCTGAGTGGTGGTTGCATCCGGCAAGTCATCAATGATCTGCTGAATGTCCATCGTGAGCAGGACAGTGTTGTTCGGCGCATCCAGCGTCACAATCAGTGCGTTGTTGGCCGATGTGATGCCGCGAAAGTCGAACTCTGTGCCGTTCGTGCTATCATACACGCCGATCCCGGTGAGATTGATGTTTGCCGCGCTGTATCCAACCACGGGATTATCTGCCTGAACTACGGTGTAGTTGCAGTTGCATCCCTGACTCGATCCGCAAGTGTTACAGCATGACATAGTGGTTTATGGTTATGGGAATAGTGCGAGGATTTGAGCCTTTACTTCGTCCATGCGCTCGGTGGTGATGCCGGGAGGCGGTTCCGTCACGCTGCCGACAAGCACCTTTGCACGGTCGAACATCCCGCGTTTGATGAGTTCAACAAGGCCCGCAAATAACGGAGCCATGAGTCCGCCGGGAACGGTGGAAAACTCTTTGACGAAGATGGTTTCCAGTCCGGCGAGTGCGGTTTTGCGGACTTGGTTTGCCGCGTTATAAGCTAGAGATTCTTCGTGGGTTCTCATTTGATGATTTGAGCGGTGATGGATTGACCGTTAGTCCATGTGGCGTCAGGATAAAAAATCCCGTCATCTGATGCTGCATAAAGATAGGCGGTAACTGTGTTAGTGGTGACTACGATTGGCCCCTGCAAGGCTATCCCTGAACTGTCTGCAACCGGAAAATTAACAATAGCCTTATCGCCAGCCGCTGCACCCGTCACTGTAATTACGATTCCGAGTAAAGAGAATGCGGGGACTTCAACTCCATTCAATGACGTGCTTCCGGTGAAGCTACGAAGCGTTGAAAACCCGCCCGCTGCGTTTGGGGCGATGCCGAGAGCAGTCAGCACGCCCGCGCCCGTGGTCGTCGTAGACGGCGCAACGCCAGCCCCGCCGCCGATCATGAGCGCGTTCGCTGCGAGCAAGCCCGATGAGGCGATGGTGCCCGTTCCTGTGTAAGCGGGAATACCGCCGCTGGTGCCTGCTGTCAGCCCCGTGCCGCCTTTTGCGACACTTACGGGAGTTGCTATACTGGTTTCGGTTTCAGCGGGCATCAGCTTGGAGTGTCTGTGCTCACCATCGCGCTACCTGCCGTGATGGTGTAAGCGATTGCTGTTTTAAGGGTGCGCCCGCCATAGCCGCCGCCGCGCACGGTGTTCCCGTTCGCAAGCGAGGTTCCGTTGACGGTCACAGTGCCGGATATGGCCGTAATACTCCATCCGAGAACACCGGCTGGAATCGAGCCGCTGGCCGTTACAAGCGCAGGAGCAGACGTGTATTGATCGGAGCCAACATCGCCACCCGATGCCTCGATGAGTGTCAGCAGAGCGCAATAAATGCTCTGCTGAACTTCATTCGGTGTTTGCTCCTTGATGCAGTCGCATGATGTAAGAGCCATGATGGTTTATGCTCCCAACGCGCAGAGCGGATTGGCAAGTTGCCAGAGGATGAGTTGTTTCAACTCCGCCGCGTTCGCTTGAATCGGCGGGCTGATTTCGTGGATACGCACATAAGCGTCGTGCGCGTTTGCTTCGCTGTCGCACATTTCAAATGCGTCAAGATTCTCGAAGCCCTCCGCCCCAGCCACCGCGAGGCGTTGAAGCGAGTCGAGAACCGCGAGAAGGAACGTAACATCGGGTAGCTCCTGAAAGCTTGCCCGTGCGCTGCGTTCTTTGCAGGCCGCGACCTGATCGGTGTCGCGGATGGTGTTGCTTGTCCAAGGATTGCAAGTAGGAAGTGCCATAGTTTTGTTTTATAGGGGTCAACCCCCGCCGCCGCCCAATACGGCGGCGAGGGAATGACCATTCCGCTAAGAAGTGGCGCAAGAACCAGCCGAGTTCCAACCGCCGC